TTTGATTACAATAGATTTTTCATGGCGGGAAAGATGAAAACTTATGTTTCCAGACCGGAATTAGTTGCGGCAATGACCAGAGCAAAGATGTGTACGGAAGAAAAGAAACCTGCAGTCTTCGAAATGAACGAAGATCAGTTAAATATTCGCATTGCCGACAGACTTACGGATTATCAGGAAGAGGTGAAGCTTCAGGATCCGCTTCCTGAACCGTTAAAAATTGGTTTCGATTCTAAACTGGTCCTTGAAACACTGAAAGCATTCACTTGTGAAAATATAGCCATGAATTTCTCAGGACCTAAGATGCCGGCAGTTGTTGAAGCAGAAGACAGTGACATGAAAGCTATCGTGCTTCCAGTAATGATAAGAGAGGAATAAAAACTATGATTGAGATCTTGGATATGAAAGATGTAAAAGATGCAACACCAGAAGAACTGGAAGAGCTTCGTCGGAAAGGATTCCTTCCGAAAACCAGATCCAAAAGAATTTCCGGGAAACCACTTACTCCATATGAAAGAACCAGAGCACAGGTGGCTGCTACTGGAAACAGATGGGCGATGGAAAACTTTATTGCCACGCACAGCTGAAAGGTGATGCATTATGGCGAATTTATATAATTTGTGCAGAAAGGACGGGACAGTGATGGAATACTCCATCACTGCATCCGACATAGCAAAGCGAATTGGATGCGATCGACAGGATATCTATTCTTCGGCGAGCTATGGGCTCCTGATCAAGAAAGAGTATTATGTAGAAATTACAGACCGTCCGTTGAGCTGGAAGAAAGATATTGATCTGCTGACAGAATATGATAATGTTCGGAAAAAGTTTCTTAGGAGGTGCGGAAAGTGAAAATATATAAAGCAGTGCATGAGAGAGAAAACAAGTGCAAGGAATTGCACAAAGAGATGAATCTGAATGTAGGGCCGACTCGTCTGGTTCAACCGGATTTCTATTTACTGGTTGATGTTGATGATATCCAGAGACAGATGAATGCTTTGGAAAATGAGGTTCACCGTATAAAAAGAGCAGAAGTGAGAAGGAGATGGCGTTATGGAAGAAAAAAATATTAAGATAACAATTAATGTTGAATGCTCGGAAAAATCTAGTGTAAAAAAAGAACAGATTGCTGGATATCTGCTGAGAGCTATTGCAGGAGTAGCTGCAAACAATAAATGCCTTATTACAAATTATGTATGTGAAATAAATGAGAAAAATGATGATAAGTTACAGGAAGCGCTTTGAAAAATAAAGGGTGCTCTAAAATTCACATAGATTCAATCCTGCCGCATGAGCCTGTCAGATTGCGGCAGGGAAAGGAGGATTATGAACAGACAGATAGAAAGAGATATCCGGATATGTCCTTGCTGTAATAAGAAAACGGAAAGAAGCAATATGGAGTTTACAAGAGACTGCCATGGCATAACATTTAGACTTGTATGCTTTTCGTGTTGGGAGAAGTTGATGAGAAAAGGATTTGATGGAGAATATTATTCTGAATCAGATGAATGCATTGATTATGAATATTAATGATAAGTACTGGAGGAAAAAATATGAACAGATTAACAGAGAAAAAAGAACATGGAGAATGGTCATTAAAAGGCGTGGACTGGCAGCAGTTGTATGTCGGTCGGACAATCACACAGGAGGTGAAAGAGAAACTTCTTGCAGCTTTATTCAAACTCCTGCATTACGAGAATTCGGGATTACGGCCGGATGAAGTAAGGGAGCTGGCAGAGAATAATGGCTGGATTTTAGCAAGCGAGAAAATGCCGGCAAAGGATGGAAGATATCTGGTGACATTTAAGCATGATACAGAGGCTTACTTAGTAGGGTACGGCTCTTGCCGGAGAACAGTGCTTGGATATCCCATTGGGCATGGGTGGTATAACTTGCAAACAGCAGACTACTATGCAAAGGACAGCATCATTGCTTGGAGACCACTTCCGGAACCATATAAGGAGAAACAAGATGCTAATATGTAAGCTTGAGGATTTAAAATCAGGCAATTGTTTCAGATCTGAATTTATCGGAAAAGATCAGACCGGTCGGAAACGGTATCGAGGAATAAGTTTTAAGAAAACACTGTTCGGAGATATTGAGGATTGTAATTACTACCTATTGGTGAAAGAACTTATTATACTTGCCGGTAAAAAGAAACTCTTGGAAGCAATCAAAGATCACTGTAGAGAAAACTGCGCATGGCTAAAAACGGAGAATGATGTAGAAAACTACGCTATGGAATGCTTGGTATTAAAAGCATATGAACATTGGCAGCTTTTCCAGGAACAGGCACCAGAACCGGATAAATGGATTTTCTATTTTGAGGATATAAAAATGATCTCAGGAAGCTTATGAGCAGGGCGATAGAAATCGTGAAAGGCGGTGGAGTTGAATGAACAAAGTATCAGGTGAAATTTTAGAAGAATTAAGAGATAGCATGGCAGGAAGAAGATATAGACATTTCAAAGGAAGAATCTATATCGTTACTGATCTTGCAGTGAATACAGAATCTGACGAAATTATGGTGATTTACAAGTGCTTTACAGACCCACTTGTAACATGGTGCAGACCGTTAAGTATGTTTACAAGTGATGTGGACAGAAAGAAATATCCAAATGTCAAACAGAAAAGAAGATTTGAACCACTTTCGAGAACACAGGAGGATAACACTATATGAGAGAGATTCTTTTCAAGGGAAAGAAAAAAGATAACGGTGAATGGATAGAGGGATACCTGTTGGATGGTGGAATGCCGGGAGAAAAGCGAATATTCATAGGGAAATTGGTAATAGGCAAATGGACCATTATGGCGGATGAATTTGACGAAGTTGATCCGGATACAATATGCGAGTACACAGGATTAACAGACAAGAACGGCAAGAAAATCTGGGAGAATGATATTGTTGAGGCATGGAGCCAAGGCTCAAGAGCAATAGGTACAGTTAAACAGCGTGTAGATGGACTGTGGATTATGTCTCCAGCTTGGCAGAATCATGAGTTCTGGGAGTTGAAACCGAATAGTAACGGAGAAACCACGGTAGAGGTACTAGGTAATGCGTTTGACAATCCAGAATTATTACAGGAGGAATCAGATGAGTAAATCAGCGTTAGTGATGAATACACCAGAGAATTGCTATGATTGCCCGTTCGGAACTGCATACTGTAGTGATCTTGAATATGAGGGTTTGTGTGAATTGGCTGATTGTTTAGATTATGATGTAATTCTGATGACAGAAGAACATTATGATTGCGAAAGCAAATCAAGACCTGAATGGTGTCCACTTATGGACTTGCCAGAAAAAGATAATGGAGATTATCCGGCCAATACGTCTGATGCTGACTTTGTGGAGGGCTGGAACCAGTGTATTGATGAGATTACAGGAGGCGAAGTAGATGGAGA